TGCTCGGCGTTGCTGGGGTTTTCGGGGGTGCTCTTTTCTCTGCTATGCACGGAAGTCTCGTTACTTCCTCGATCATTCGAGAGACTACTGAAAATGAGTCGCAGAATTATGGTTATAAATTTGGCCAGGAGGAGGAGACGTATAACATCGTCGCTGCTCATGGTTACTTTGGAAGGTTAATTTTCCAGTATGCTAGCTTTAATAATTCTCGGGCTCTGCATTTCTTCCTTGCTGCTTGGCCCGTCACTTGCATATGGCTCACCAGTATGGGAGTCTCCACTATGGCATTTAATCTTAACGGGTTTAACTTCAATCAGTCAATCGTTGATGCCTCAGGTAGGGTTGTCCCTACTTGGGCTGACGTACTCAACCGTGCTAACTTAGGGTTTGAAGTAATGCATGAACGAAACGCACATAATTTCCCACTAGACTTAGCTTAACGTATAGCGGCGGCCCGACTTATCGTAACCGCCCAGTACACTTATTCTAACCTTTAATGCCTAACAACATTCACGCAACTGAGCCACAAGTACAAGTAATCGAACAGGATTATTTTGAAAACGCAGAGCGCGTTAATGGACAGCTTGCTATGATAGGATTCATTGCAGCAATTGGTTCCTATATTTTTACTGGTCAAATCATACCAGGTTTATTATAAATTTATAACGCCGCGTCCGTTCATCCATTTTATGGACGCATGAAACCACATCATGGAACGGGGGTGTGGTACTAAGGAGAAGATCATGTCAAAAAAGATCCAACTAAAGTATCGCGGCGTGCCTTATACGAAACTCACTTAAACTACTTTAATGAAAAAACTAGCCTTGATCCTTTCTTCCGTATTCATCGGAGCCCCAGCTATCGCCGGCCCTTACGTCAACGTAGAGTCGAACGCAAGCTACACTGGATCTGACTACAAGAGTCGTACAACCGACTTCCACATTGGGTACGAGGGTTCTGAAGGAGCACTAAACTACTATGTACAAGGTGGTCCTGCCCTCGTCAACTCAGATGCAGTGGACGGTGACACGCAGTTGTCCGGTAAAGTAGGAGCATCAGTAGATGCTACCGATAAGCTTAATGTTTACGGAGAAGTCGCAGTAATTACTACTGAAGATGAAGACGTAGACAACGACTGGTCAACAAAAATCGGAGCTAAGTATAGCTTCTAATTAATTATGGTTAGCACTCTTCGGAGTGCTAGCCTTCCTTACCAACGAATACTAATGTACTCACTATTTGATTACTATTTCCAGCCACCTACACGTACTGTATATGTTGTATCAGAGGAGCAGCTTGGAAAACTTAAACTCACTCAAAAAGAAAACGAAGTCAAAGAAGCCAAAGCGCAACTCGAACAACTTGAGGCTGCGTATGATCGCAGAAAATCAGAGCTCGTGGATTTACTGGCCAACCTTGAATCCGAAGTAAAAAAACTAGAACCTTCTAAAGATGGATAACGCAGTAGTAACTAGGTTTGGAACACAACCTGTATACAAAGAAGTTGAGATCAAAGATCCTGAAGCCGAAGCTAAAAGGAACGATGATTACATGAATAACGAAGTTGATTATGATTCGCTTGAAGAAGCGCTGACCTCTTAAGGTCAGGCGGGTATAGTTTAACGGTAAAACTGCAGCCTTCCAAGCTGTTGTTACCGGTTCGAATCCGGTTACCCGCTTTTGGCTTTAAGCCCTTACGAGGATACCTTATTGCCGCACGTGTGGTGACGTAACACCAATATAAAAAACTAAATATTTTCTAAAACGTTTTAGAGTAGTCAACTATAAACACTATTCTTATCAATGGCTAATGCTACCCAAACCGCGTTAGGTAGAATTAATCTATCTACCGGTACAGGTTATGATGGCGCTACCGATAAGTATGCTCTGTATCTGAAACTATTTTCAGGTGAGCTATTTAAAGGTTTCCAGCATAATACAATTGCTCGTGATTTAGTCACGAAGCGTACGCTCAAGTCAGGTAAGAGTTTACAGTTCATTTATACAGGACGTATGGGAGCTTCATTCCATACGCCGGGCACCCCCATACTGGGTACAGGTGATCCGCCAGTAGCAGAGAAGACCATCAATGTTGATGATCTACTCATCTCTAGCGCATTCGTATATGATCTGGATGAAACTCTTGCTCACTATGAGCTTAGAGGAGAAATCTCTAAGAAGATCGGCTATGCTCTAGCCGAGAAATATGATAGACTAATCTTTAGAGCTATCACACGTGGTGCACGTAAAGCACACCCAATCTCAGCATCAGGTAAGGTTGAGCCAGGTGGATCTCAGATCCAAGTTGGTTCTGGTACCGGTGCTACATCTGACGCACTTGATTCAGCTAAGATAGTTGCAGCATTCTTCGAAGCCGCAGCTGTTCTAGATGAGAAAGGAGTCAGTCAAGATGGACGTGTAGCTGTACTTTCACCAAGACAATACTACTCACTGATTGAAAACGTATCAACCAATGCTCTAATCAACAGAGACGAGCAAGGTGACGGACTCCAGTCAGGTTCCGGTGTAATCTCAATTGCAGGAATCAAGATCTTCAAGTCCATGAACATTCCGTTCTTGGCTAAGTATGGTACTGCTTCTACAATTGATAACGCTGGTTCATTCGTTGGAGTTGCTACCGAAGATGGACGTTCATCCGTATCCGGTATCAACAATGAGTACGGTAACTCTACATCCTTCGCTAAGTCTTGTGGACTTATCTTCCAGAAGGAAGGCGCAGGTGTAGTGGAGACTATTGGACCACAGGTACAAGTAACGAGTGGTGATGTGTCCGTGATTTACCAGGGTGATGTGATCCTGGGCCGCCTCGCAATGGGTGCTGATTATCTTAACCCAGCAGCTTGCGTTGAGCTTCACGCTACTAACTCTCCAGACGCTGCATTCTAATTATATACTATTAACCAACATACAGGGGAGTTCTCACGCTCCCCTTTTTTCTTATGGCAACCCCTACTTACGCAACATCTTCAGAACTAGATGCTGTCAACTCAATTTTAATGAGTGTTGGAGAGTCTCCAGTAAACACATTGAATACTCAAAGCCCCGAAGTGGCTATTGCACAGAAAACTCTTCAGCAGGTAGTTCGTGAAGTCCAAGCGGAAGGTTGGGTTTTCAACACCGAGTATGAAGTTGAGTTCACACCAGATAACAATGACCAAGTAGCACTATCCGATTCTATTTTACAAATCGATATCAATCGTTACAAACATAACGATAACTATGATGTGATTAAGAAAGGCGGATTCCTTTATGACCGTTACACCCGTTCAAATGTATTTGCAGACGAAGCAACAATCTATGCAGATGTAATTTGGATGTATGCATTCGAGGATATGCCTCAACCTTTTAAAGATTATTGTACAGCTAGAGCTACACGTATAGCCCATACACGTATGGTCAATGACGGACAGATGGCTCCTATATTCCAGCAAGATGAAGTGGTTGCAAGATCATTAGCACTGGAGTATGATACAAAACAAGCTGATTATAATGTCTTCCAGAACAGTAGAGGTAGAAGTCCTTACAATGCCTATAAACCTTATCAAGTCATAGGTAGATAATGGCAGCTATTAATCAACGGATTCCTAACTTCTTAGGAGGCGTATCACAACAACCAGATTTTATTAAATTTCCAGGTCAACTTAGAACCTGTCATAACGCCTATCCTGATGTAACCTTTGGCTTGCAGAAGCGAGCCCCAGGAGAATACGTTGGTAAGCTTACTAACGCTACTGATGGCGGAGAATGGTTTGAAATTCTAAGAGATGGTGACGAAAGATATCTAATTCAAATCACTGCTGGCAACTCTCCTACTATTAAGGTATGGGATCTAGCAGATGGAACACAAAAGACAGTTAACTTCACAGGAGGTTCAGCTAGTAATTTTAATTACCTAATTAAAACTGGCACGCAACCATATGGTAAGCTTACTATTAATGATTACACGATCATTACTAACCCTGAGAAGACTGTAGCTAAAGCACGTACAACAGCCGCCTTTCAAGACAATTATGCCTTTGTTACCCTTAATGAGATTGCTTATAATTCTGAATATGTGGTGTGTCTTGGTAGCTCTAGTCTTACAAGTTCTACTAAGCGACGGGTTGAGGCTCTTAAAGTTGTAAAGGATGGAACTAGTTCACCAACTTGGTCAACCGCTTCACCTGACGCTGCCTACACAGGTAAGCAAGAATACTATGGTCAGTCTGGAGACGGTATATGGCACGATGTTAAATTCACAGTTACTGTTAACGCAACCCACTTTGTTAATTCATACGATGGCAACAATCCTAACTATGATACACAATATACTGCCACTGTAGTACTACAGGAAAACGGTATTGATGTAGGAACTAACTGGGCTAGTGCTTATCGTACTATTAATGTCAACGGTCAGAACTGGAAAGTAACTATTGAAGATGTCTCAGAGTATCAGTCATACACTGACTCTAATGCAGCTGTATATAGAACACCTAAAAATATCAAGAAAGCTGAGCTTACTAAGGACTTAGTTCTAGGTAACCTTAAGCAGAAGATATTAGATAAATACCATGGTCAAGGTAGTAATACTGTAAGTGTAGAAGTAGCTGGTAATGGTTTATATATTCAAACTAATTATGCCTTTAATACTATAGGTGTAAGAGGTGGTATGGCAGGTGACTCATTAGAAGCCTTCACTACTACAGCTCAGAATATATCTAAGCTACCAGGCCAATGTAAAGATGGTTATCTAGTTAAAGTATCTAATACTGAAGATGCTACTTCAGATGATTATTATGTAAAATTTGTTACTGACGCTACTAATGGTGTTGGTGCCGGTGTATGGGAAGAGACAGTTGCTCCTAGTATAGATGCTGGATATGACTATACAACCATGCCACATGCTCTGATTAATAACAGAGACGGTACATTTACATGGTCACCACTAGCATATGCAGATACTAATAATAATAATGAGAATGATTACACAGCTGTAGGAGAAAACTACTGGGTAGATAGGATATGTGGTGATGATAACACCAACCCTATGCCTACATTTGTGGGCAAAAAAATTTCTCAGCTTTTCTTCGTTCGAAATCGCCTAGGGCTCCTAGCTGGAGAACAAGTTGTCATATCTCAACCCTCTGATTATTTTAATTTCTTTGTAGGCTCTGCTATATCAGCGTCAGATGCTGACCCTATTGACATGGGTGCATCCGATGTTAAGCCAGCTATTCTAAACTTTGCATTACCCATGCAGAAGGGTGTTGTCATGTTTAGTGAAGCTGCGCAGTTTATGTTATTTACAGAGTCTGAACAGTTCAGTCCTAAGACTGCACAGCTAAAGAAACTGTCTTCATATGAGTCTACAGCAGACTTTGCACCGGTTGATACTGGTACTGCTATAATGTTCGCATCAAATGCCTCATCATTTAGTAAGGTATTTGAACTTATTATCACTGGAGGTGAAACACCACCTAAAGTTATTGAACAAACAAGAGTTGTACCTGAATATGTACCCCGTGATATCAATAGAATCACTAACTCAGCACAAGCTGGGGTAGTTACATTTGGTAAAATAGGGTCTAATACGTTGT